TTGCATAAGATTTGCCACGATACAATAATTCGTCAGTAATTGAATCAAATATTTCGATTTCCGAACTTTCGCCCTCAACAAATGTCTTTACAAATTCTAAAACCATATAAGAATTGTAATTTATTGACTCAATTTCGAATGTTTCTGTTGTATCTTTTAATTCATTGCGTAATTTTAGCAATACAATTTCCGAATGATTTCTCGGAATGCAACGCAATGAATGAATTTCGTCTGTTGGATTGAATACTACCATAATAAAATAACAATTTAATTTGATTTTGTAACACAAAAAAACGCATTACAAATAAATGCAATGCGTTTTTCAACAATTAAAATCCGATTTTTATGAAACCACCACGTCGGATACTAATAATTTTAATTCATTTTTCATTGATGAATCCAAGAATGGTGAATTGTCTTTTTCTTCAGCATTGATTGCAAGTGTGAATCCGCTTAAATCGCCAGATGCACCACCAGTCACTTTTGTCATGTTCGACATTGTACCATTTTGAGCGCCCACAAGAACAATGTTTCCGTTGTAGTCTTCAACAAAAACGCTTGGTCTTCCAGCACAAATCAATTGTGCTTGTGCTTGTAAATCTGCCGATAATTTTGGCAATGTGATTGCTAATGCTTGAGCAACAAAGAATGTTCCGTTGTCTTCAGATGAAGTTCCAGTTTCAGTCAATGTGTTTGTTGTTGCTTTTACTTCATATTTGAAAACTTCGTCCAAAGTTCCCAATGATGTAACTTGATGTGCTGAAATTGCGAATCCAAAATCGCCAGCGGTTCCGTTTGCGAAATAAATTGATTTTATTCCCCCTTTTTGGTCTTTGCAATTAAGCAATTTCCCTTTTGAAACTAAACAAGACATATTTTTTTATTTATAAATTAGTTAATAAACCGACACTTTTTCAAATGTCGGTTTTTATTTTTGTGAATTATGCTTCGTAAGTTAACCAAACGATTTCACTTGGATTGTAATATCCAACTCCAGCCGCATAAACAACTTTCCCACGAACTTTTCCAGTCAATAAACCGATTTCGTCTTCATCTACTAAAGTAAATGTGTTGTAGTCAGCAAGTAAACCAGTTCCGAAAACAAGATTTTTTCTTTCGAAAACCGCAACTGTGTTGTCTGGTAATCCGTTTACAACCTCGATTGCATAACGACCAATTGATAATGCGAAATCTGTGTTTCCTAATCCGTTAGTAACTCCAGCAGTTGCTAATTTGAAAGCGTACATTTGTGCAACGTCTGGTGAAACCGCAACAACTAATTCTTTACGTCTTAATGCGTAAGGAACCGCGTTTAATGCTGGTTTTAAATAATAATCTAAAACGTTTTTTTCAGATACAACCTCACTTGGATTTGTCAATCCGTTTCCACCTTTTATGATGTCAGCATCTGCGTCCCATAAAGTGATGAATCCGTCAAATTCGTCAGCGTTTGCGTCAGAACCTTGCCAAATGTCAGTTTCTAATTTTTCAGCCATAGCACCTAAAACTTCCATTTGGATTGCCTCCATTATGTCAGCTGGTGCGTTTGGATTTGATGCGTTTGCACCCATAATTCCGTCAGACCAAGTTGCTCGGAAATCTTCCTTACAAACGTCTAAATCGTTTTTGAATTTTTTAGGTTCTAAAGTGTTTTCGTTTAAAACCATTGCACCCGCTGGTGTGAATCCACAAGAATATGCAGTCGTCCCGTTAGTGTACTGAATTTGTCTTAATGCAAGTTTGAAGTTTACGTCTTCAGCGATTGTTACAATGTTCTTTGAAATTGTGTCAATTTCTTTGAATGCTTGACCGATAATTGCACCAGCCGCTTTTCCATTGTAGTTTGATGTGATTGTTGTTGTTGTAGCCATTTTTAGTTATTTAAATTTTTAACGTTTTTTAAAATTCTTTGTTTTTTTGTTAAATTCACTTCAACAACTTGCGTTGTTTCTGGTGTGAATTTCACTGAAGGTTTTACTTCTTTTGAAAGTTTAACTTCTTCGATTTGTTTTGAAAAATCATTTTTGATTGTTTCAATTTCAGTTGCAATTTGTTTTGAAAATTGCATCATCATTTCTTTGATTAAGTTTGTCAATTTTTCAGTTGCGTCGTCAGACATTTCAACTTCTTCTTCAACAACAACTTCGTCTTCAGTTTCAACTTCTTCTTTCACTTTGATTTCAGAAATAATTCCTTCTTCAACAATTACAAGAATTGTGTTGTCTTCAAGTTCGTGTTCACCAATTGGCGCTGGAATCAAATCCCCATTTTCTGCAACGATAAAAACCGCTTGTCCTGGTTCAAAAGATTCTGCCTCTAAAATTGTAACACCATCAACCAATTTCATTTGTGCCATTTCGATTTTGACTTCTTGAGTCTTATTCAAAACCGCATCAAATCCAGATTTGATTGCATTCGTAATTTGTTCAGTTAAATTCATATTTGTTTGTGTTAAATTGATTTTTTCCAAATCGAACATTCCATCAATAGAAAATCCTTTTACTTGTCCCGTCTTAACGTAATCATTCCAAATGACATCGTTGTCAACTTTCATTGTTGCATACCAAGTCCCAATCGGTTCATTCATTCCGTATTGGACCGACTTGTCGTGAACATCGTCTTCTTTTATCCAAGATTCAACAAAAGTAACACCTTCAATTTCTTTGTCGTGTTCCAATGATGAATTTTGTTGATACGACATTTTGAAAAAGTTTTCCATCGATTTGCGAATCGTTTCTTTTGAAAACTTAATAAAAAATTCGTGTCCGTTTTGATTTCTGTAAATTTCCAAATCTGGAACTAAAACCGCACCAAGTAAAAGCCTTTTGTCATTGTCTATTGTCGACAATTTAATTTCTTTTTGTTTACTTAATGCAATGAAGTTCGATTCGATTGCTGGTGTTTCTACTAAAGAAATCCCAAAAACTCCATCTGTTTGACCTTCGTTGAAAATTACTTCGAATGTTTCCATATAATAATAATTAAAATTTGTTATTTTGTTATAAACTTTTATCCAAGTGATGCGTTTGAAATGATGTTACGATCCAAAGATTGTGCCGTCGTAACCGCACCAGAAACAACGTATGCTTGAATCGGATTTTGTTGCATTGCATTTCCTAAACTTGACGCAAGTTGATTTGTTCCAGCGTTTCCGACAACATTAAAATTCGGTGCTGAAGTAACACCAGCCGTTGCACTTGATGAAATTGAAGGCGCTGAAACCGAACCACCGCCCCCACCTGGAACTTGTACTGATAAAATCTTTTTAACGTTCATAATACCACCAGCAATTGCAAGTCCCGCGTTTATTGGTGCAAGAACTGGTCCAACAAATGGAATTCCGATTGTAGATTCATACGCTTTTTGTGCTGAACTAATCGTCGAAATCGTAGTACTTGCAACCGCCAACGCTTTACCAGCCGCAGTTTCTTTTCCAAGTAATTCAGATGCACCAGACAAAGTTGAAGCGACCGCGTCCATAGCATCGATTTTCGCTTTTCCTTCAAGTTTGTCGATTTCCATTCTTGCCTTTGCATTCGCCTCTTTTGCTTTTGTTCTATCTTCTTCAGTTTTGAAATCGCCTTCAGTTATGATTGCATTTTGTTCGTCAAGAATTGCACGACGTTCGTCAAATGACAAAGTCTGGTCTTCTAATTCTTTTTGCTTTTTTTCAATATCTGTTGTCGTTTTCTTTTCCGCTTCAATCGCGTCAAGTTCTTCGCCTTTGATTCTGTATTTTTCTAAAATGTCAAAACGTGCTTTTGCTTTTTCTTCTTCAGACAATTTGATATTGTCTAATTCTTCCAAATCACGTTGTTTTTGCAACTCTAATTTTTCGCGGTCCGTTTTTGCTTTTAAATCTTCAAGTTCTTTTGACGCTTTTTCTTCAATAGATTTTAATGCGTCTTTTTGTTTTTGAAGTTCGTCTTTTTCTTTTTGTCTTTCTTCTTCCGCTTTTTTGTTTTTTTCTTCTTGTGTTTTGTTTGCGTCTTCAGATGCTTTTTTGTCAATTCCGTTTATTTGTAATTGTAAACCAGCCTTGTCATTTTTTAATTTAGCCAAATATTTTTGTTGTTCTTCAACTTGTTTCTTTCCGTCTTCTTCGGTTTTCTTTGGATCGAATGCAAGTTTTGCCAACCAGTCAGCGGATTTTTCAACAAGGTTTTCGTCAAGTTTTGCCTCAATTTCAACACCTGGAATTTCGTTTATTAAATCAATTATTGCATTGACCGCTTTTGCACCCGCTTTGTAAAGAAAATTCAAAGGCATTGAAATTGCATCAAGATAAGATTTTAATAATCTGTAATTTCTTTTTTCGGCTTCAAGTGCTAATTTGTTTGAAACAATTTGATTTTGAATATTGATTTCACCAGCCTTGATTGTTTGGTCTGTTTGTGCAATTTTCATTTGCAAAATCTGTTTTTCAGATTTTCCTTGCAATTTCAAAACATTGTCTTGACTTCCTATTGCGTCAAGTTTTCCTTTTTCAGAATCAAGATTTTTTTGACTTAATGCGTTCAATCTTTTTTGTTCTTCAGACACACCAGAAACCGCTTCTTTGATGTCGTCCCAATATGTGTAAATAGCACCCAATGCGATGACAAGTAAACCAATACCAGTCGAGCCGATTGCGGCTTTTATTCCGTTGAAAGCATTGACGGCAACCGCTTTTAATTGTTTGAATGCGTCAGCACTTTCCCCAAGTTGTTGCAACCCAGTTGACAATGCCATTACACTTTGAACTTTTAAAAGTGTTTTTTCAACGTCTTCAGATTGAGCACCAACAAGTCCCATTGCACCTTGAACCGCTGAAAATCCACCAGCAACCCCAGACAATGAAGACGTTAACGATTTGAATTTTGCGTCTGGATTGAATGCGTCTGTCAAAGATTTGGCATCACCGATTGCGTCTTTTAATTCAGACGCTTTTTTTGCGGCATTTACCGCTTCTTGTGATGTCGCACCGAATTTAGCACTTAATTCGTTGACCTCGTTTTGTGCTTCACGAAATTGTTGCTTTAAAGATTTGACCGCACCTTCGGCTTGTTCACTTTGTATTTTTACATCAATTACCTTTTCAATTGCCATTGTTTTGCTTTTTTAATTATTTCTTTAAATGTTTTTGGAAATTGATATTTCCCCTTTGCACTTGAAATGATTTCGTTGTGTTCAAAATCTTGTGCCAATTTCAGTAATTGTTTTAAATTATCCATTTTGTGTGATTACGATTATGTCATTTTCATTTGATATTATACTATAAAACAAATCAACTCCAGTGAAATTTGCTTTTGTTTCAACTTCAACATAAGAATCAAAATCATTTATTGAAATTATTTGTCCGTTTAAATCTTGTTGAATTGTCCACGTCAAAGGTTCAGCCGATGTTGTGTCAAATCTTAAAGTTTGAGCCGATGAATCAATTGTTCTTCCAACTGAATTATTGAAAAGAATATTTCTGAAATCTTGAATCAATTCCATTTGCACTTCAAACGTTTTTAAATTTGTTGTGAATTGATTTATGATATAACGTTTATCACGAATCACAATTCGGTCGTTCAATTTTAAAGACAATAATTCAGAATAAGGAAGTCGCATTGAAACTTTTACCATTCTTGATTTTAGCGAATATAAATTGCTTAAATAATTGAAATAATAATTTTGAAATAAAGTGTTTGTGATTGTGTTCAAATAATACGAACTTATTTCAATTCCCCAATTCAAAGTTTGTTTTGTATTTTGATAGTTTGTATCTTGTCCGAAAACATTATAGTTTGAAATCGTGCTTGTTGCTGAACCATTATTGAATTTAAAATCACCACTTGAAACGTTTCCAAGTTTATACAAAATCAATGGTTTTGGTATGTACGTCTGAAACGTTTTATTGATTGAATAGCCAACTTGTAAATTGATTCCGTCGAATTTGTTAAATAGTAAGTTTTCAAACGGAAGTTTTATTGTATAATCGTTTCCGTCAGTGTTAAATGTATAACTCAAATTACCATATTCCCTTGCACCATTATCAAAGAAATAACGATTCATAAACCTTTCAGATTTTTCATATTCGAAATTGATTTTCTTATATGGTTTTATTCTTTCAAAATCCAAATCGGTGATTGTATATTGTGTCAAGTTTTTGATTTGTCCTTGATAATACCAATTTTCAAGTTGTTCAAAAGTGTAAACTGATTCGTTTTCAGAAAAAGCCGTCAAATTAAACATTTTCAAAATCGATGAAACGAAATCCGATACCTTCATATCTGGAACGTATTGAGTCAAATCAAGTTGTGAATTTGTAGAACCCGAACCAGTTCCGATTGTTTGTTTTGTTATCCATTCAAAATAACCAAATGGATCGTTCCATTCTTGATAAGATGCATTTATGTCTGAATTATAAGTACACGATGAACTTGTTTGAATTGTTAAATAATATGTTCCGTTTTCATTTGGCAAGTTTAGACTTAAAAAAGATCCAGTTCCAGTTTGATTGTAAAAAAATTGATTGTTTTTAAAAATACTAATTATCCAATTTGAACTGATTGACAATGACATTTCTAAAATAATACTTCCATAAGTTTGGTTCGGTTCAATAAAAACTTCATAAGTATTATTTAATGTATCAAAAACAACTTGTCCACCATTGTCAACTGATATTGTTGAAATGTCAACACGAACTGGTGCTGAAGTTGATGAAAATGTTTCTTTATTTTTTAGCCACAAAAACGCTTCGGTGAATCTTGATTGTGTCAAGAAATTACCTTGAAATGAAACGTTGTATTTCGATTCGATTGCATCAAATATTCTTGCGATTTTCAACGCTGGAAATAATTCAGTATATGACATAGGTGTTGCGTTGTTTGAAATGTCCCAGTTTAATAATGTAGAACCGCCACCGCCATATTTCCAAACTTTACTTGAACTAATCAAAGGAAATGAAACATCGTCGTTGTTTGTTGTTTCAATATTCGTTTCAACGTTTGGTCCAGAATATTCAATTG